GAAGTGGGAAAGAGGCACAGTAACACACGCTCCTACCGTAACCAAAGGTACAGGTCCAGTTATGAGAGTTACAATAACTGGAGGCACATCGTCACGTGTGGCTATGGTTGATTTTATGGGCCTTTCTGTTGACTATACACCTTCTGGTACAGCGTATACTGAGTCTGCAACTGTAAGCTCTTCATCAAGTGTTAGTTCAGTCGAAACTGCACAAAATGTTGAGTCTGCCACTATTACAGGAAAAACTACACCATCTTCTACTGATCTAACAGCTACATTAGATGCAACTATGATTAATGGATCAAGTAGTGTAGCTAGTGCAGAACTTCACACAATATCAGATAGTTCAACTATAACTGGTTTAAGCACGCCATCGTCAAGTGATGTAACAGCATACATAGAAACAGGAACGCTAATTAATATAACTACACCAAGTTCAACTGAGTTACATGAAATACCTGACTCAAGTACAATAAATTCAACAACGATGACTAGCGCAATAGATGTTGCAGCTTTTGTCGAATCATCTACAATTAGTAACATAACGAGTTTAAGTAGTACAGACCTTCGAGAGGCTTCACCTGACGCAGCAACTTTAAGTAGTGTAACTACAGCAACCGCAACAGAGGTAACAGCTTATGTCGAATCAACTACAACGTCAAATACGACGAGTGTATCGGCAACAGAGTTACACGGAATCCCAGATTCAGCTACAATTGATGGTACTACTTCTATTTCATCGACAGATTTCGCGGCTGATATTGAATCAGGAACTTTTGTATCGCTATCTAATCCATCTGGAACGGAATTTGCCCAATATTCAGACGATAGTGTACTTGCCACAGGAACCTCAATAACTAGCACAGAGGCCGCAGCGTACACTGACTCCGATGCAGCGTCCAGTATAACAACTCCAATATCTACTGAATTCCACGGAACTTCTGACAGTTCGACCGTTAGTGGCAATACTATTCTCGATACTACTACCCAAGATACTGCACAATTTGTTGAATCCAGTACGCTCAGTAATGTAACGAGCCTGTCAGCTACAGAGTTACTAAGTGGAATTGACTCTGACACACCTACAAATATGACAAGTCTGACTAGCGCAGATGTAGCCGCATATAGAGAGGTCAGCACTATACCAGGCATTACGTCAGTTATCTCATCTGAGCAGATAACTACACCCGGACAGGATGCATCTACTGGCTCTACGACTACAATAGTGTCGTCGCTAGAATTTGCAGCCTATGTGGACGCAGCTGCTGTGCAAGGAAGCACACAAATAACCGCCCAGGAGGTTCATGGTGTTAGTTATACCGATAACGATACTCCTAGTAGTGCTACTGTGGTGGCTACTTCCGATCTCGCTGCCTTTATTGATAGCTCTAGTTGTAGTATTACTACTAATATTAATAGTAGCGAGAGGGTGGATTTTGTAGATGCCAGTACAACAACAGGTACAACTTCAACTACAAGTGGAGAGTTCAATAGCTCAACGTACACTGACGCTGATTCACCAACGGTTGCAACAACTACCAACTACACGGAAGTAGCACAATATGTCGAAGCGCAGCAAACCATCGCGGGCACAACTACTGCATTTAGCACAGAAGTCGCAGCGTATTCTGATTTCTCAAGTGCCGGAAGTATTACTAGCCTATCAGCGACGGAAAGCAAGACGTCGGGAAACACGGACCTAGCTACTGTAACGGGTATTACGTATGTTAATCCAATTGAGTACTTCGATGTCAAAGTTATCAGTCTTGTATGTGAAGGTTTTAGACGAAAATGGTATGTTAGTAAGCTTGAACAGAGATTTGAATTGGTATTATGAGTAACAGAGCAAGATTTATTGCAACCGAGCTAGAGCGCAGGTATGGTGCAGAAACAGTCGCTCGCTGGCTTGCAGCATTTACAGTATTTGAAATGGAAGGTGGTAATGTGGCAGATGATATTGACAGATTAGCAGACCTACTTGATGTACTACTCAGCAACCCACAAGTAGGCGATACATTACAATTTGACGGTACAAAGTGGATTAATAAAGCTGAATTTGAATCTACTAGCCTTATACTTCAAGCTACATCAGTTGATGTCAGTTTATTAGGTAATCAAGCCCACTGTAAATGGGATTACGCTGCTGACAATTTTTGGGATTTTAATACTCTTTCTGCATTACCATCTGGGATTGGTTTAAACGTAGCATTCGATGGCTCTAGTTCAGTTATATCAATAATTGAAGATGGAACATGGACATTTTCTTTTCGGATACAAAGATTATCCGGTGCATCTAAAATAATACTACTAGATGGACTTGGATTTTTTAATCAAATAGATTTACAACTTGACGAAAATCTTAATGTCTGGTCTGGTACAATGAAATTACCTAGTGGATCATCTATAGATCCTTTTGTAGAAAATATTAGCGGTGATGAGCCCGGAGCCGCTGTTAGGATTTTGACATCAATAGTGAGATTAGGATAATATGCAAACATTAATCAAAGGCACAAAGGAAGTTCTATTCTTAACACTTACAGATCGGTTAGGAACTATTACTGATCTTACAGGTGTTAATGTAGAGCAGCAGCTTACAACAGAAGACGAAAAAGTTGTAAAACAAGCCTGGACCACTGTGCTAGAAACTGCAGGTATGGACGTTCATGCTTTAATAGATACAACTGGTTGGGATGAAGGCACATACAAGCTTTATATTCGTGTAAATATACCACCCGAGTTACCTATCCTTGGGCCATTTTTGTTTGGTGTGTCTTAATGGACGAGATAGATTTAGGTAACGGTTATACAGCAGAGTGGTGTGGTTGGCATCCCGATAGAAAATTAAACCCACAGTATGAAAATCTGCCTGATGTAGAAAAACTCGTCTTGCTTATTAGTTGTCCTCACGGCAATAAAGGTGCTTGTCACGTCAAACAGAAAAAACACCAAGCTGAATATGAAGAACTTTTCAAGAATTCAGCTAATTGGTGGGATTTAGTTTCAGAAGATCCACTAGAGATAAGTCCATCAGTACAGTTCTTAACCCCAAAATGCTGTCATGGATTCATAAGACAAGGTAAGTGGGTAAACGCATAATGGCAAGATTTGAACCTAATATATCGCGTGAGGCATTGTTTGAGAGACTCAGCTATGAGCCTCATGGGGATGAACAGTGGGCTATTCATCGTAGTGAGGCTAGATACCGTGTCCCTTGTTGTGGTCGTAGATGGGGTAAGTCTACTTGGGCAGGACACGAAGGTACATACAAGATGTTTGTGCCTGACTCAGTTAACTGGATAGTTGGCCCTGACTATGGACTTGGTGAAAAAGAGTTTAGGATTATCTACAGAGACTTCCAGAAGTTAGGTTTGCTGAAATACTGCAACAAGTCATATAACGTCAAGCAAGGTAACATGAGGATTCACTTCAAAGAACTGAATTCTCTACTTGAAGTGAAGTCGGCAGAACGTCCTGACTCACTCGTTGGTGAAGGTCTTGACCACGTTATTATGTCTGAGGCAGCAAAACACAAGATGAGCACATGGCAGATGTACATTCAGCCTGCTCTAACTGATAAGCGTGGTTCAGCAGACTTCCCAAGTACGCCAGAGGGATTTAACTGGTATCAGGGTCTATACGAATTGGGGCAACATCTAGACTTTCCTGAGTATGCATCATGGAGACTTCCATCATGGACAAACGCTGTAAGCTTCCCGACTGGATGGAATCCACAGTGTCCTAATATCATAGAAGGTCGGCATCATAACAATAGATCGATTACGTGTGATTGTGATCCAGAAATTACTCAGATATTTAACACAGTTAGCGATATGTATTTCTGGCAGGAGTACGGAGCAGAATTTACTGCCTACGAAGGCTTAATCTACCCTGAGTTTAAAGAGGATATTCATGTTAAAGAGTTCGACTACAATCCCACGTGGAGGAATTGGTGGGGTCTTGACTTCGGATATGCAGACCCGTTTGTTTGCCTCGACATTATGTTGGATCAAAGCGATAGGGTATATGTGTGGCGCGAATACGTGGTCAGCTACAAGAGTACCTACGAACATGGTCTGTTACTAAAACAGCGTGATAATCCAGAGGGATTCCATGTTGACGCTATTGCTGCTGATCCTCGTGGTGCCGACGAAATTGCTACACTTGCTTATATCATTGGTGCAATTTCTGCTAATCCTGTTGGTGTTACTTTGGGTTATGAAGCTATTAAGCGTGCTCTTAAGTTACGTGATGATGGTACTCCTGGGTTAATTATTCACTCTCGTTGTACTGAAACAATTCGTGGCTTAAAGATGCTTAGAGCCAAAGAAGGTGCCCGCGCAGGTTATGAACTTACTCGCGGTCAGCAAGATCATACGCCTGATGCACTAAGATATTTCTTCAATGAATACTTTGTGGCCGGTGGAAACCTCGGACTGACCTCGGTGTATAATGGCTACAGTGGAAGTGAGGCAGCTGGGTTTTTCCGCAAAGAAGCTGAGAGTTCAATTACTCTCAATAGCAACTTTAGCTAATGCCTCTCATCCCACGCAGACTAAAGCCTAAGAAGCAAGATAGCACACCGACCCGTCAAGTCACGGGAACGAGTTATGCTGCTTCTGGCGCTCCGAACATAAAGCCGCCTGATCTTACTGAGATAGGTAGCTCTATTGCTTCGCCTTTAGTTGATCCAATTCCAGACGTAGGTAATCCATCTCAAGCGAGGATTACCTACACTAAGATGGCTAGAGACGATGCCACTGTGCGAATGGCATTACGCGCAGGAAAGGCACCAGTTTTAGGAGCGGAGTGGTTTGTAGAACCTTATAGCGATGATCCTCTTGATCTCTCAATAAGAGAGTTTGTCGAATTTAACCTATTCTACGGCATGACCGTATCATGGGTTAAAGTTCTCGAACAGGTACTCACAATGTACGAGAACGGTAAATCGGTCTTTGAGCCTGTGTGGGAGAATCGCGAGTGGGCACCCCGTAAGACTAATGCAGGTGCTAATCGCAGAGTCTACACTATGCTCCGTAAGTTATCCTTTAGGCCAGCTAGCACAATAGGTCAGGTAACTTACGATAATAACGGTGGGCCTGTGAGTATTAGGCATGTTGCCGTTGATAGTAAGGGTACGAGCAAAGAAGTTGATCTTCCTATCGAGAAGCTTGTAGTATTCACATTCGATCAGCAGGGTGGCGGCTTAGAAGGTATGCCTATCCTGCGATCTGCATATAAGCATTGGTACTACAAGAACATTCTCTACAAGATTGACGCTATCCAGAAAGAGCGTCACGGTATTGGCGTGCCTGACATTGAAATAGGCCCAGGTGCCTCTCCTGCGGATATTGCAGCAGCACACCAATTAGGTGCAAATTTGCATGCTAACGAAAAGTCTTATGTAGCTCATCCTCCCACAATTAAGGTTGGATTCCTCAAGTTAGAGGGTCAGCCTGTTGACGTACTTAAGTCAATTGAGCATCACGACGATCAGATAATGAAGTCTGTGATGGTTCAGTTCTTAAACTTAGGTATGGGAACAGGTGGTGGTGGCGGTAGAGCTACAGGCGCAACTGGCATGGATATGTTTATGAAGGCCATGCGCCACATATCTGATAGTATTTGCGATGCTATCAATATGTATCTTATCCCTAACATGGTAGCTTACAACTTCCCGACGGATAACTTCCCGAAACTCAGTACAAGAGGGGTTGGAGAAGTTAAGGATATGCAGATGTGGAGTGCGGCTATCCGTAATCTTCTTGATGCAGACGCTATATCCCTTGATGAAGATACCGAACAATGGATTCGTCAGCAGATCGACGCACCTAGACTTACTACTCCGTGGACGCCACCGTCTGAAAGACCTGAAAAGGTGCAAGAACTTATTCAGACTAGCGGTAGTAAGAACGGAAATGGTAATAGTAGTGGTAGTGGCAACACATCTAAAAACGGTGGAGCAGGTAATGTCCCCAAAAGCCCTAGCTCGGGCGCAGTTTAGCCTAAAAGAAGTTGATACTCAATTAACCGTACTATCAAATTTGCTCAAGTATGGGCAAAACGGTAATAGAACACGAATTTTTGCAGATGCAGACAAATGGTTAGATAGGCGGAATATATTATGCCCATTACAGGACCAACAGGAAACACCAAGCAGTTAAGTAAGGGTGATGGTCTTTACGAGGTACAGTATCAGCCTCGTAAAGCCCCTGATCCTTCTAAACCGTGGTGTATAACTAACCTGAAAACAGGCGATATTGCAGGTCGTTGGCATATGACGAAATCACAGGCACAGGGTCAACTTAAAGCCATGTATGCCAATATGGGTGATAAGGCGGTCTATAGTGGATGAGCATCTTAGATCAATATTAAGATCAGCCAAAGAGTTTTCCGATTGGACTGGTCCTAATAAGAATCAGAAGTGGGTACAACTTTATCCGTATGATACGTGGTCACACCCTCTTTGGTCTGATACTACCATTGATCCTGCTGCTGCACAGAAACTTGTTAAGAACTTCGATGATCGTGTGATGGGTAGAGACTTAATTGTTGAGTATGATCATGGTATGGATAAGTCTAAAGGTGGTAAAGCTGCCGGTAAGGTTCTTAAGTATGCAGCTGCTCAGAAGGGTGAAAATCTCGATGAGTATACTACTGCCCCTTCCGACGGTGTGTGGGGATTAGTCGAGTTCAACGATATAGCTAAAGTCGAGATTGATAACGGCGAGTGGAATTGGATGAGTAACTCCCATTATGATACTTGGACTCATCCTCAGACTAAGCAAACTTACGAGTTTGTTCCTGAAAATCCTTCTTTAACTAATAGGCCATACGTTCGTGATATGATGCCTTTGAACTTCTCTGAGATTGTAATTGAGGGACTCGAAAAGGAGCATAGCGTATGGAGTACGGCTTATGTGAATAACCTTCCTGATAGTTCTTTCCTGTGGATTGAACAAGGTGGAAAGAAGGATCAGGACGGTAAAACTGTTCCTCGTAGTTTACGGCATTTGCCATACAAGGATGCTAACGGTAAAGTTGATCTTCCGCATCTTAGGAACGCAATTGCTCGTATCCCTCAGATGACGGGTGGAAACAAGACTTCGCTACAAGCTAAAGCACGGGCTATCCTTGCTAAGTCACATAGCGATGCTCTTATCGAGGAAGATGATCTCACAGATATTGTTGATCGTATTGACCGTATACCTGTTAACGATGAAAACGATAACAAAGGTGGTGAAGAAGTGACTGAGGCAGAACTTCGTGCTCTGTTAGGTATCGGCGACGACGTTGATATTAATACTCACGTTAGCACGCTGGTTAAGGAGCATAAGGAATTCTCAGAAGAGATCGGCCCGCTCCGTGAGCTTAAGAAGGAGCATAGTCAGGCAAAGCAGTTTAGTGATATGTTCCCCGATCAGGCTAAAGAGCTTGAAGAGGCTCGCGTCTATCGTCAGGAGCGTCAGGCTAAGGAGTTTAGTGAGAAGTACGCTAGTATGCGTATCACTAAGACGACTGGCGAAGGTGATAATAAGAAGGAAGAGCCTACTACTCTTGGTTTCTCTGCTCTTGTTGTGAATGAGATTCAGAGTATGGCTAAGGAGTTCTCTGAGCACAAGGCTACTCCTGAGCAGTTTACGAAGGTTCTCGACACTATCCTCGCTAATGGAATTGTAGACTTCGGTACTCATGGTTCTTCTAATGGCGTAATTGAGAAGGAAGAGCTTAATCTCGATAGTGCGACTCCCCAGCAGGTTCGCAAGGCATTCTCTGATCGTGTTACTAAGATTCTCGACGATGACTTCAATGGTGATATGAGCAAGTACGAGGCTGCATATGCTGTTGCAGCTACTAAGTATCCCGAGATGTTCGAGGCGTATAAGACTGGTAAGCCGGTAGTTTCGGCGGCTAAGTAGTTATGACGGTACCCGAGGATTTTGCTAACCCAGGTGAAGGACCCGATTACCGTATAGGTAGTGATGGTCTTTCGCAGGCTAATGGATGGAGAATAGACACTCCACCATTTGCGGAGGATGGATCTGTGCCAGATCGTAGATTAACTATGGCATCAGAGATATTCCCTAACATTCCTGCTACTGGCGGCGGAATCCTTGTTACTGCTCGCAGATCATCTACACTTGATCTTCCAATAGGCTAATACGAAGGTGGTGAGAAGTGCCTACTACGTTTAACCCGGATCAGGCTAAAGGTAAGAACGCTGGCAGCGCAATTACGCGTCGTCGGTTCGTAAAGCTTGATCCTAATGCCACTGACGGTGAAACTGTTGTTCAGTGTAACGTCGCTGGTGAAATGGCTTATGGTGTTGCAATGTTTAGTGTATCTCTTGCTGAGATTACTCGTGGTAAGGGTGCTAGTGTTATTCTTGATGGTCGTGCTATTGTTGAGGCATCGGCTGCATTAGCTGTAGGTACTCCGGTATCTACTACTAATGACGGTCGTGCGAAAGCTGCTGCTTCCGGTGAATATATTCTCGGTACTATTGATGAGCCTGCTAGTGGTGCTGGTAATGATTGCACCGTCGCCATGTGGCAGGGAGGGGCGAAGGCATAATGTATGATCCTCGTGGTCTATATGTCGATCCTATCTTAACTAACTTCTCGGTTGGTTGGCAGGATCAGACGTTATACTGGAATCGTCTCGCTCCTGAGACTCCTGTTGATACACCTAGCGGTAGGTATCGCGTATTCGATAGGTCGAATCGTTTAATCTATCGTTCGCGCCGTGAGCCTGGTACGTCTGCTAACCGTATTCAGGGTCGTAAGTGGAGTGAAGATGAGTTCGGCACGAAAGAGCATTCTCTCGCTGCTGAGATTTACGATGAAGAGCGTCGTGTCTTACAGTCTCAGGGTGGACTTGCTAATGCTACCTTTGGTGGCGACTTGCAGATTGATCCTGAGCGTGATGCAACCGACGATGTTATGACTTCTCTTACTCTCGAGGCTGAGCTTAAGGTTGCTACTACATACCGTGATCTTACTCAGTATCCTTCTAATCACGTTCTCACGTTAACTGGTGGCGGAACTGGTACACGTTGGGATAACTACGCAGTTGCTACTGCTGGTGATCCTACTACTGCATACTCTGATCCTGTCGCTAACTTCAAGACGGCTTTCCAGCGCATCTACATGGATACTGGTCGTTGGCCTAATACGATTTTCTTCCCGTTCGATGCTGCTGGTGTTGTTGAGAATCATCCTCGTGTTATTCGTCGTTTCCAGAACTTCGCACTTACTGATCCTGAGGCTTGGCAGGCACTCATGGGACTTCCTAATGATGCAACTGCTAACCTTAATATCTTTGTTGTTGACTCGAAGTATAACTCTGCTGATAATATTGATCTTGCCGAGAATATCGTTAGCTTCTGGGGCCAGGACGTTTGGATCGGTTTAGTAGATCAGACTCCGGGTCAGAAGACGTTTACGTTCGCTAAGACGTTCTCTCAGAAGTACAGTGAAGCTGGCGGCGCTGTTCGTCCTACTGAGAACTACCGTGATGAAGATCGTAAGTGTGATATTGTTCGTACTTCGTGGAGCTACGACCTTAAGGTTGTTGCTGGCGTCGGTGGCTTTATCATCAAGACCGCGGTTAACGCCGTTACCTAAAGGTGGTATAAATGGCTACTGCATGGGCACCGATTCACGTTAGGCGCAGGGCTGAAAATGGCGAAGTTGAGAACATTATTATTCAGCCCGGTGATACAGTTAATAAAGGCGATCTTCCAAAGGGAGACTACGATCTTTTTATGCGCGAGCGCATTTTAAGAGATCAGGATTTTCCTGAGGGAGTTGCTAATGGTGAAAGTGTTAGAAGGGCTGTGCTTCGTAAGGCTCGCGAAGATTACGAGTCCGCTACTGCTATCACTTTGCCAGAAGCATATTCAATCCTTGATCCTGCTCCTAATGAGTCAGAGACTACGGATGACGATACTGTCGATGGTGAGAGGCAACAGGAACAGGTTAGTGATTCTGACATTAATAGGCAGTTGTTAGGGAACTAAATGTTCGCAAGCAGAGAGGACATACAGGCTTGGCTAGTTAACCATAAAATTACGGTTGATGATGCCAATTCAGAAAAGCCTAACCTCGAAGCTACGCGTACTGTGCGTGGGCAGCTTATAGGTACGTTTAATGTATCTGTAGTTAATTCGTGGGATAGCCCGGATACTACTCCTGAGATGATTAGGAGTATATCCGGGCAACTCGCGGCTGCGTACCTGTATATCGCCTTATATACAGAAGATGTAACTGACGTTCCCGCATATGGTCAGTGGCTCTATAATCAGGCTATTGCAAGATTAGCTGATATAAAGTCGGGTGTACTGACTGTTGTGGATGATAATGATGTTCCAATTGATCCAGAGGGTGCAAATCTATTTGCTTTCTTCCCAACTGACAACACTCCTATATTTAGTATGACGGACAACTTCGCATAAAATGAACCTAGGTCGTTGTAAACATTGTGGTGAGCCTATGACGACTACTAAAAACGGATTTTTAATATGCAAAAATACAAAGTCTCATCCCGGTAATATGATCTTCGTTCCCGGACGACCGAAATCAGGTCGGCTGAGTTGACTAGAAAGGCTGGTTAAGAATGGCTTTAGCTGTAGTAGTCCCGACGGAAGTTGAAGTTGGAGATACTATTAAGATTACCGCTAGCGGAGCTACTGTTAGCGGTGTTCTTGACATTTCTGCTTCAAACGAAAATGGTAACGGTGGACTTTCTGTTAGCAAGGTTGCTCTTGCTGCTGACGGTAGTGGTAACTTTGATTCAACTGGTAAGTTTGATTTCCAGGCGCAGGAAGAGGGTCACGTCGATATTGCTGTTACAGACGTTACGGCAGCTACTACTATCAACGAGCGCGTTGAAGTATTCCGCCGCGGTTAATGCCTAAAATAGTCGGGACATTCCCAATAGGTACTACTGGCGAAGAGTTCGCAGTAGCCTATTGGGAACCCGACCCTGACAGGATTGCACAGGAGCTACTACAACTCGCTAATAGGATAGATGACTGGACTGAACCATTAACAGAAGCAAAAGAAGCTTTTATCTACTCAACTGAACTTCACTTTGAGACTGAATCAGATCCTTACGGCGAACCTTGGCAGGCTTTAGATACAAAGTATGCAAGGGCAAAAGAAGCTGCAGGGTACCCACCTGATATTCTTGTAAGAAGCGGAGACTTAAAGAAAGCAGCAACAAGTGAAGAAGCTTGGCATATCACCGAGAGTGATATAATTTTCGACTCACAGACTTTGCCTTCATATGGGGCTTTTCATCAAGAAGGTTCACGTGGTTGGCATCTAGCACAAAAGTTTGCAGCAGGAACATTAACTGATGAAGAGACACGCGAGTTTAGCACTACAGGAGTTGGGCCTGGTGGTAATCTACCACAACGTATGTTCATCGGTGCAGATGAAGATACTATCGCAGAAGTTGAAGGTATTTTCATTGCTTGGCTTGATAAGAATGTCACTGAATTTGTTGATGGGCCTATATTCAGGGAAGTTGTTACAGTCACCACAACTAATATTCCAGCCTTCGGCGGCGGATTCATGTTACGCGGCCCTGGCGGTAGGTTCATCGGCCGTAGTGGTTAATATCAAATGCCTATAGTCACACCAACAACTATTACACGGCCAGAAGATTTGGTCGAACATCTTGCTACTCGTATAGCCGATAGCGACCTACCGTTCGGGTATGTTGCTAAGTATGATGAGCAGCTTATTCCAGAGTACCCGGCTGTGCAAGTTTTCTCTGCTCCTTTCTCGAAGGAAGTACATGGTACTCACACATTCCTTATAACTGTCCGTGCAGACCTGTACATAATGCATGGAGATATGACGCAAAACTACGTGACGCGCAGTTTAGCAGATATGCAGCTCGCGACTAGGTTAGTCAATTTCCTAGAGTCGCCAGATTTAAGTCTCGACGGACGGTTAATTGCAGGATGGGTAGAAAATGAAGTACCTGGGGCTATGCCTCCAAGAACGGCTAAGAGTGCTTCTATAGTTAGCACTAAACTAGGTTATCGTGGTACATCGGAAGCGAGGTTCTAACGCTCATGTATACTGTTTCATATGAGCATCCTCACTTCGACGCGGGTAAATTATTCGGCATAGCCGGATTAGGCCAGGTCGAAAACGGTGGTACTCTCGAAGTTGACGAGGATATGGAGCGTAACTTCCTCGCACAGCGCGGGATTACACTAGAGGACGCTTTTGCAGATGATACAAATGTTAAACTGAGTGGTTCTAGTGAACTTGATCCTCAGGAAGTGAAAAACATTCTTTCACTCTTTGCACCTGCACCTGTTGAAGCTACTACAACTGCAACTGAGCCTGCTACTGAACCTACACTTTCAGCGCAGGATTTAGGTTTGGATGGTGACGACGGTGCCTAATGCTGATATTGCCGGTAATGGTGCTCTTTGGATAGGCTTAGAGACGACCTACGGTACGGCAGTTGATCCTACTGCTTCGGGTGTTGGCGTTTGGATGCCTATTATCTCTGAGACGCTTGCTTACAATGAAGCCAAGTATTACTCTCCGCAGATTCGTCAGTCTGCTACTGTAAGCGATGTTAAGCAGGCTTACTACCATGTTGAGGGTGATATTGTCTTTGAGGTAGATGCTAACTATCTGCCTTATCTTCTCTACGCTTCTCGTCATACTGTTACTAAGACGGGAACAGGCCCATACGTCTATGCTGCTGTGCCGACGAATGTTGGCTCTACATACCCAGGCGGTAGTGCTAGGGGAGTTAGTATCCTTGTTGAGCGTAACTCTCAGGGATTCCTCTATAACGGTTGTGTTGTAAGTAACTGGGAATTTACTATTGACACTGGTGTTCTTAGATGTACGGCTAGTATGTTAGGATTAGCGGAGAATGACGCTGCTGGTGCTGCTAGCCCATCTTGGATTGATCCTGAGCTATTCGGTGCAGATGCACATAGCATCTATGTTGATGCTGCTGGAACTGCACCTGCTTTCGGTGGTGGTAGAGATAATACATTCAATGGTTACACCTTCCGTGCTAACCATAATGGTACTCCTCAGAACCGCATAGTCCCTGATCGCTCTGCTACTTATATCTCTTATGGTGAGACAGAAGTCACGTATGAAACTGAGCTTGACTTCGTAGATAAGACCGAGTATGACAATATGAAGCTTAATACGCTCCGTGCGCTTAAGCTTGAATCTCTACGTCCTGGTGGATTAGCTACCACGTTCTTAACTGCCGATGAAGCTGTGCGGATTACTACTTATCGTAGCAATTATGATTCGTATGCTGTTGGCCTTAGTGGTATGGGCGATCTCATTATGGCTAATGTCACAGGTCGTGGTATCGGTATCGCAGGTGGAGTGCCTTACAAGATTGAGTGCAAATCACCTGTCAACATTACTTAGCAGTTAAGTAACAAATAAGGAGAGAGAAATGCCTAAGGTAACAGTTGATCCTGAGAGTTATGATAGATTCGATTTAGCCTCTGCTCCGCCGGATGGGTACGTTATGCTACGACCCCTCCCATACGGCATAAAGCTCGCTCGGCGGAGTAAGGCTACTAAGATGATGATGCGCTCTAAGGGAGGTAATACTCCTAAGCAGGCGCAAGACCAGGATCAAATCTTTGAGTTAGGTACGGAAGATGAATGGGCAGCAGCCCATGACTTCCAATACTGCATCGGAGAGCATAATCTTCAAAATGCAGACGGTACATTAATTGACTTCCAGAGAAACACTCAGATGGCTATTAAGATGCTTGATCCTCGCGTTGGTAGTGAAATTGAGCGTCTGATTGATAAGATCAACAATGAAGAAGGTGATGAGTCTCTTGAGGATTTTCTCAGACGGCAAAACACATCATCTTCGGATTCGGACTCAGAGTAGCTGACGGTTGGGTAAGACGTAATAATAGTGATGGTACTTCATTAAATGAACCGCGTTGGGTAGAACCGTGGGTCGCAGCAGAAGCTAGAGAGTGGATTGATATAGCTATGCTATGCGAGAGGTTACACGTTCTACCCAACGCAGGTGGTTTATTGCAACAAGAGGAAATGCACGTCAAAAGGCTACTTAAGATACTTGAACATATAGACGACTTCAACGAAGAAGAGATGAAAAAGAAGAAATAATGGCTGTTTCAGCTAGAGAAGTCATATTAGTCTTTAGAGGTCAAAACTACCTCTCTAGTGCCATACGCAAAGTTGGCCGAGATGTTGGTTCACTAAGCCGCACGGCTCAGTTAACTCAACAAAGAGGTCAGCTACAGATAAACCAGCAGCGTATGACTTCTGCTAGGAATGCAGCTAGGGTTGAATTACAGAGTATACAGACTGGTGGAACTCGTCGTCTTGCTCTTGAGAAGAGGATAGCTGAGGCAAAAATATCTCAGCTATCTATTACTCAACAACAAGCAAAACTAGAAGATTCTATTAATGCTCGTCAGACACAACAACTTAACGCTCAGGCTAGAGCATCACGTCTAACTAGGCTTGTTGGCGCTGGTCGTCCATTACGAGGATTTAATCTAGCTGAGACTAGAACCATGCAGCAGGCAGCTAATCAGCAGTTAGAAGATTTAACTGCACAGCAGGCTACAGCCATGCGGCAAAGAGAAGTTCTAGTACAGCGTCTAGCTACTCAGACTCTAACAACTGAACAGCTTACCGCAGCAGAAGCTCAGTTAGCCGAAAGAGAGGCACAACTTACTCAAATCATTAACACTCGTTCACGAGCAATTGAGTTAAACAATTTAAAGTTGAAGCAGAATGCACTTTTGATGAGTATGCTTCCCGTAGAAAGAGTACGGGATTACGCAAGAAATATAGAACATGCAGGCCGTGTTCTACAAATGTTTGGCTTAATCGCGACCGCTGCATTTGGATATGCAGCAGAGTCAGCGGCCAAATTTGAAACAGCGGGAACACTAGCTGCTACGCA